CCTAATAGGTTACATCGTTTATATTGTTGACTAAAAGTCGATTAAGAGGGGATTTATTCCCCTCTTTTTTTATTTAATTTTTTAAGGAAATCATGGCATCAAAAGTAGAAATATGTAACTCAGCATTAAATATGTTGGGAGCAAGTAATATTACAGACATTACAGAAGATTCAAAAAACGCAAGATTGCTGAACCAGCGATATGATCCTATTAGGGATGCCGTTTTTAGAACACATACCTGGAATTGTTTAATTAAACGAGTACAACTGGCACAAGATAGTGATACACCAACGCATGAATATGCAAAGCAATACACATTGCCAGCAGACTGCTTGCGTGTGTTAAAAATTGGTGGTCATCATGATGGATCATCTTCGGATCTGGATGATGGACAAGTTTTTAAAATTGAGGGAAGAAAATTATTAACGGATGAAGCAACTATTTATCTTATTTATATTGCTAAAATTACGGATGTTAATGAATATGATACATTACTCCAGGAAGCAATCGCAACACGATTAGCGGCAGAATTAGCATACGCAGTTACTTCTAATGCAACACTAGCAGCAACTTTGGCAGATCAATACGAGAAAAAAATTAAAGAAGCTCGATTTGTTGATGCAACTGAAGGAACGGCAGAAGTTATAGACTCAAGCACATTTATTAACTCGAGGTATTAATGGCAAGGCAAACAACTGCTTTTACCAACTTCACAGCTGGGGAGCTTTCTCCTCGTTTAGATGGAAGAACGGATTTAAGTAAATATTATAATGGTGCAAAAACAATGGAGAATATGGTTATTCATCCTCATGGTGGAGCAACCAGGCGACCAGGCACAAAATTTATTCATGAAGTAAAAACAAGTTCAGCACAAACCAGGCTTATACCTTTTGAATTTTCAACAACGCAAACTTATATTTTGGAACTGGGTAATTTATATATGCGGTTCTATAAGGATGGTGGAATTATTACCGAAAGTAATAAAACTATTACGGCTATTACCAAAGCTAATCCAGCCGTTGTAACTTCTTCCTCGCATGGATATTCTAATGGGGATTATGTTATTATTTCAAGTGTTGCTGGAATGAACCAAGTTAATGGTCGAACATTTAAAGTTGCCAATAAAACAACAAATACTTTTGAATTACAAGATGTGGATGCAAATAATATTAATAGCTCGGACTATCAAACTTATACATCTGGAGGAGTTGCAAATAAAATTTATGAAATTACATCACCGTATGCAACGGCAGATATACCAACGGTTAAGTTTGCACAGTCAGCAGATACGATGTATTTGGTTCATCCAAGCTATGCAATTAGAACTTTAACAAGAACAGGACACACAAGTTGGAGCTTTGCCACTCCTTCATTAAGCGGATCAGTTAGTCCGAACTTAAATACGGCAAGTGATAAATATCCAAGCTGTGTATCTTTTTTTGAACAACGATTAGTTTTTGCGGGATCAAATGATAATCCACAAACTGTTTGGTTTAGTAAAGGTGCTGATTATACAAATTTTACAACAGGTAGTAATGATGTCGATGCGATGGTTTATACGATTGCATCCAATAAAGTAAATGCTATTCGTTATTTATCAGCTCAACGATCTTTAATTGTAGGAACTTTAGGCGGTGAATTTGTTGTTAGTGCATCAGGAACGACATC